GCCTGAATCTCAAGATAAAGTTGATCTTCAAGCGTTTCTGTTATGGTAAGCCAATCATCCCAAGCCATAGCAAGCTGACCTCCTTATATTAGAAACAGGCTAACATTGGGGACTGTTAGCCTATTTTTTGTAGAGAAGGCATCGACCACCGAATGCCTTATTCTTAACATATCTTAAAGTTATGTTACAGGCCATAACTTTTCTTTAACCAATGCGACAATCTCATTATCAATGTTTGTCTCCGTGGATGCGGCATAGTCCTCAAGCAATCCAACGACAAGAGATTTTACCGCATTTGATTTGACAAAGAACTTCAGTATTGGCTTAATAAATCGAATCATGTTTTTGTAATATATTCTTTTCAACTCTAGACAAATTTGCTAGTTTTAGCAAAAAGACCTAATTATGGAAGATCAAGAACCTAGTAAAGTAGAAACGATTGTAAAAGTTTGCGTTCTTCTTTGGTCGGCAACACTTTTATCTCTTTCATACTATGAACCTCCATCTGGTAAGAAAATAGTTGATTTTGACCCCACATTCATAGCTTCGATTTTTTCAGCTTCCACAGCTTCACTAGGATTTTCGATAAAAAAGAAAAAAGACACTATATTAGACAATAAGAACTCCAAAGTAGGTATCAAATGAAAAAATTACTTCCTATTTTATTTTTGCTTCCATCTGCTGCGTTTGCCGATATGACGTCAACAATTACGTCATCTGTACAAATTGAAGTTATGAGCGCAGCAACAGCGGCTGATCGGGTCGCAAATTCTTATTCGGTTTCTGGAAGCGGTGTCACAACTACAGATGGAACAACAGCGGGCGTTGTTGGGGGGCTAGGGACAGCTACTAACGGCGTAAATGCGTTTACTACAATTACAGCATCACAAAGCACCGCAGGGGAAAATTTTCAATTTACTCAAAGTTGGTTGGAAGGTGATGCCGTACCAAATAGCGCTCCGACAACAGGCGCAGTAAGTAATTTTTCAGACCTTACTTCTACAGCGGCAGGCGCAATCGGTTCTGGCGCGGCAACAATTGATAATCATGTAATCTCGGTAACAGGTGGCGACCCCGGTTCTTCAATAACAGGTCAATATGTAACAACACTTTCTGTCGATTAATGAAAAATGCGCAAACTATTATTAATATTTTTATTTTATGCAATACCTAGTTATGCGCAGCCCGTTACGCCGGCCTTTACAACCGGAACAATGTCTTCAACTACAAATACCACTACCCAAATTCAAGAAACAATTACGTCAACAGATTATTTCGGCAATTCTTATGAATATTCAGTTACAGGAACAGGGATTTCTACAAATGGCGGGGTTGCACCAAATACGACAGATGTTACAGCAACAGTTAACGGACAGCAATATACATACACGGGGTTAGATTTATCGACAAACAACAAACCAGTATTTACATTAACAAACCCGACAAGCGGCGCGGCCTTTCAATTTTCAGAGTCTTATCGAGGGCCGGGCGGCGTATCCAATATTACAACAATAACAAGGTCAATCACTTCAGAATCAGTAGTCACATCGCAATCTGTGTTCTCTCAATAGCTCTAACACCCTTAGAAGCGCTTGCAAACGCTGTCAGTCAATCAAACAACGGAAGCGTCACGAATATGGCAATCCAATCGTTAACAGGCAATATGACCACGAATCAGTTTGGAAATAATATTGTTTGTCAGGGTGCAACTCTTACATTCTCGCCATTTATCACTTTCGGGGCAAACTATCGCAAACCTTTCGATCATTACTACACAACGCCATATTATGATAATACAGATGCAAATAATGATGATGTGCCTGACAATCCGGGGGTCGTATTATTTGACCAACTTAATTATTCAGGAACAATTAAAGATAGTTATGCCCTCAATACAGGATTTAGCTTAAATTTTACAGTTCCACTTGACAGAAAATTCCAAAATCAATGTTCAGACGCCGCAACAACTCAAGTTAAAATTCAAAAACAAATATTGCAAAATAAACAATTAGATTGGGCTATAGCGCGTATTAAGGAATGTGGAAAACTAAAACAGGAGGGAATTTTAATTGCAAAAAATTCAGAATTTTATAATTTATGCTCAGATATTTATTTGGAACCAAAGCCGAATCAAGTTATCCCACATACCCACGAATTAAAATAATTAATTTTGCATTTGTTTTTGCCAATTTTCAAATTCAATAGCTTCATCCATTAACCCATCTAAAACAGCAAGCTCATCAAAGAAAGCATCACAAGTAATACCAAAACCAAATTCTTCATAAGTTTTTTCAAGATTAGCAATTTTTTGCTCAACTTCTTTGACAGTTATTGGCTGTTTGTTGTGTGTAGTGTAATCAACGAATCTCATTTGGTTTGCCTTGGTTTGCCTTACACTTTAATTATAATATAATTAAATTAGATTGTCAACTATCTTTTTCAGATTTCTTTTTTCTAGTAATTAATTTTTTAATTATTGGCTTTATAGCGTTCAAAATTATGGGCGAGGATGCGGCCACGAATCCGATCACCGCAGTTGAAATTATTGTCGATACTTCTGGGATATATTGCTCTTGAAATTTTACTGGTTCCCATATGATGTTACATTCTCCATTTACTAATTCAAAGGCTTTTACTTTTTCCAATTTTTGAGAATTGGCATACGAACCTACGCGCAAGGGTTGTTTTGGGTCGGGGCAAGGCGGAATCGTTATTATCTCTTTTTCTTTGTTTTTTGGTATTTCTGGCGGTTTTGTTTCTGGCGGTTTTGGTGTTTCAGCTTTTGGCTTGTCCTGTTCTTCTACAATTACCAACGCTTCGGGCGTGTATTGCATCGGAATATAAGAAGGCAGTTTTCCATTTGGGCAACTATAAAAAGCGCCGTTTGGGTCATCTTCTATTATCTGTGTATTTTTTACAGAACTATCTCGATGCGTTTTGACGCAACCCAATATGTCAAGTTTTGGCGGGGCTACATTTAAAACGTTTGAAGGCGGTATATAAGAATTAATATTTATTGTCGAAATATCTGGAATTTTTATTTCTTTAATTTCCAACTATTTCATCGGTAAAGGAATAGAACCGCCTGTTCTTTTTGGTATCTGATTATCAAGTACTTTCGGCATCATCTGTTGAACATTTGCAAGTATTTCATTCATTACACGATTTTTTAGTTGCGGGGAAGTAACGTATTTGTAACCGAAGTATGCTCCGCCTAACATTGACGCGCTGATTATAAAACTTAAAATAGATAATATTTGAGAAATTTTTGCCATGAGATCAGCCCTCGCCCGTGCATTAGTACCTGTCACAATTATAACCTTCTGCGGAATCTGTGCATTAGCGCCGTTATATTTAACTCTTGGAATTATGACAAAACAAATGAGCGAAAAAGTTAATTAGTTTTTTCTTTTGATTCAACAAGTAACATTTCTATTTCTTTTAATCTTTCCTGACAAGAAAAAGCCTTTGCCTTGAACATATTTGCGGCTTGAATTGCCTTTTCATATTCTTGTATTGCTTCTTGATTTTCTTTCAGAAGTTGTTCTTTTCTTTGTTTTAAAATGTCCATTAGCTATAAGGCGAAGCTCCCAAAATGTCAGTTTTCCATTGTGCCTTAAGTGCATCTGTATCACTAGCCGCAGCAATACCAGAATCAGCGGGGGCATCCCTCAATGCTTGTTTCTTTGCAACAATATCTGTAGTAGAGGCACCTGTTTCTAGTGCTTTTTGAAATTCAATATCAAGTTCTGCAAGTTTTGGCGCTCTTGCAAATCTAATATTGTTTTTGTGAATTTCTCTGGCTTTTGCCATGTCAATGCCAAATCCCATAATTTACTCCGAATAAGTCCAAGCATTTCTGAAACTCCGATCTGTAGGAATTACAGACTTATCAACAGTATAAACCGTCTTATCACTAGGGCAATCCTTAGCTTTTATTTGTTCTAAAGTTAACCCGCAATTATCTGCGGGGCAGACAATAGTAATTCCTCCATCGTCTCTTGTGTAAATAAATCTTGAATCAGAAAGAGCCATAATTTTTTTCTTTTATTATATCTTAAATTCTAGACGTCACCAAAAATTGCTATACCCATATGTGCAGAGTCTTTAAACTCTTGTACATCAAATCTTAATCTAAGACATCTAAAACGAACAGAGTTAGTTGCCCTAACACCTTTCATCTCACTAATTCCTGTATAAGAATCAGTATTAGTTCCTTCCCAGTTTTCAGACATACCAACAACACAATAATTTGTATTTGCCATTGTTATAGAAAAACCTACAGAATAATCACCAGTTCCTTCATCTGAAACAGATGTGCAATTAAAACTATCATTAAAGTGAACTGTGCCATCACCACCTACACTTGCCCAAATTTTTGCTCTACCCTGTTCAATCTGTTCTGGGGTTGAATTAGATCCACCTGCTGCTGTTTGTATATTGTTGACTTTAAGTGTTGACATTAGTTATCTCCAAAGAAAATTGCGTGAGTTATAGTAAAGTCCGTTTTGCCTGATGTTCTGTCTGTTCGGGTAATAACTCTACAAGTATTCACAGCTTGACTACTATCAACACAACTGAAAGCGCAGTTATCGCCTTGAGCAGCCATTGTTGAAGAGCAATAGTCATCATTTGAAAAATTTGTACTAAAATTTACGTTAAAATCTCCACTTCCATTATCACTTAAACTTGAAACGCCAAAACTATCAAGGATTGTTGTTGATGAATTAAAAGTAATCCATACTTTTGCAAGCTGTCCTTTTTCCGTTCCGCTTGAGTTTTGAAATACTGGAACAGCGGATGAAATACTTTTAATCGTGGCAACTGATAATGTACTCATAATTAACTTGGTTTTGGATACTTGTCTTTTACAGCTTTAAGTGCTGTATATAGATTACCAGAAGTTGTTAAAGTTCCCGCCGCAATGTCTTTAAATAGCAAATCAAATTGTTCGCCTAAATCAGGGTAAATAGTATCTGTTGTTCCCGCTTCTCCTGTTCTTTGGCGTTGGTATAAAGTTGCGGCAGCTTCAGCATCAAGCGTTGCTCTTGCTTTATCAATTTCAGATTGTGCGAGTGTTATTTGTGTTCCGTCTTCTTTAAATGCACCTTTATCTCCATAAATAAAAGCCGCATCTGGATATGCTTTTCTTATCGCTTCAAAATCTGTATAAGCCATTATCCTGTAACCTCCATAAGAACAATTGCTGATCTTGAACTGTTTGTTTGAACTGAAATAGAACCTGACACAAGTCTTCTAAACTGAATTTTATATGTATGAGAACTTGTATCGCCCGGTTCATCTAATATAAAAAACTGGCTATTTGTTCCCTGCCTTGTGCTATCCGCAGTAAATCCTATACCAACATCTATATCATCAATAATTGAAGTAGAATCTCTTAATAATCGACCTCCTCCATAATTATTGTCTGCCGAAGTTTCAATACCTCCAATATTTCCATAAACTAAAATTTTATTTGAACTTGAGGATGGTGTGATACTTGCTGATAATCCAATATCGGCCATAGTAGCGCTTGATGTGTTAAAAAAAGTAGTTGTAGAAGCGCTAACAGTTTGAATAATCCCACCACTAAAACCACTTGATAAGCCTGCAACAGGAACGATTGAATTTACTTTAATTTGGCTCATAATTTTAGTTTACTAAACGATAGCAAGGGCGCAACCAGAATCAACTTGAATTGTAACGCCGCTGTCTATTGTTAGAGGGCCGGCGGCCATTGCATTATGACCTGTAATTGTATAATTTGTTGTTGCATTTTTATCACTTAAATAAAATATTTCGTCAGAACCGCCGCCCTGCGCTCCTGAACCACTTGATAAACCTGTAAGACCAGAACCATCGCCAACAAATTTTGTGGCTGTAACTGTTCCTGTGCTTGGGTTATAAGTAAAGTCTCCATCAGATTCAAGTCCTACATTTCCAGTGGCAGAAGCATCTTCTATAAATGGAATTAAGTTGTTTTCATTTGTAGATTCATTATCAGCTACAGAAACATGACTTGCGTTCGTTGCGTTTGTAACTGTGACACCTGCTATTACAGTATTAAGAGCAACACCCGCAACTGTTATTGCATCGGCCTCAAGTGTGCCGTCAAAATCGCCATCCACTGCGTCAATATTTCCTTTAAAAATTGTTGCGCTAACTGTGCCTGTTGATGGATTGTAAGAAAAATCTCCATCAGATTCAAGTCCAACATTACCTGTCGCGGAAGCATCTTCAATAAAAGGAATCAGATTTTCTTCATTAGTAGATTCATTATCAGCAACAGAAATGTGATTCGCATTTGTGGCTGTTGTTACTGTAGTTCCCGCAATAACAGTTGCCAAGGCAACACCCGCAACAGTAATTGCATCAGCTTCTAAAGTTCCGTCAAAGTCTCCGTCAACGGCATCAACATTTCCGACAAAAGTTGTTGCAGTAACATTTCCTGTAACTGTCAAACCAGAGGAGGAAAAACTTCCTCTTGTAGTTCCGCCGCAAGTAATATCTAGAGTATCGGCTGCACTTGAAAAAATACCTGTATTTAAATCGTCACGAAATCCTAGTGCGGGGGCGGAATTTGTGCCGTCCTCAAGGGTTAAAGTTCCGTCAAGTTGTAATAAAGTAACCCATCCATCGTTTGAACTATTTCTTATCTTTAAAACGCCGTCATTTGTATCTGCCCACCATTGATAGGCGTATTTAGTGGAAGGTTCAGAAGATGATGAATTATTACTTACAATCGCGGCCAAAGCATTGTTCAGGTCTGAACGAAAATTAGCGCCTGTGGCATTATCTAGAACATAATCATGCGTTGCCATTTTTTATCTATTTTTACTTAAGATTATCATAATTCTAGGAACCGCGCCCAAATCCGACAGCGGTATATCTAAAATTCCTATCAACAAAACTTGAGCCATTTTTGACGTCTATATCGAAGCCGCTTCCTGTGATGTTGTGAAGGCT